GTATAAAGGAGATAGCTGACGATAAGGCAGGACTTGATCACCTGTGATAACTCTAACTTTCTCTCTTGACAGTGACACCTAGGCAAGTGTATAAACTGCCTACCGTTTACTACTACTACTACTACCACTACCAACCCCAACCAAGGAGGATCATACACATGATCACCATTCGTCCCTCTAACCCTCCCCGTACCGAGTGGGTACGCCGTGCAACTGACCAGAAGTGGGTCAAGTGGGTGGAGAAGCCCATCTCCTCCCTCTCCTCTGAACCAGTGACGCAGGTATCTCCTGTGTCCAAGACCGGGGAGCACTGGCTCCATGACCACTACACATGGGTCATTGAAGATGTGGTGGATACGAGAGGAGGAGGAAGGCAATGAGTACCAGTACCCTAGAGATGAAGCTATACGCCTACACTGACCACGATGAAATACCGCGTGATCTGTGGGATTATATGGAGGACATAGCAGATATAGAGCACTCTCTGCACGAGGTTTCTATAAAAGAAATCAATGACTTCCTCAACTTTGTGGAGTCAGAGGGTGAGATAGGTCTCCCTGACGAGGAACTACAAACAGTCTCGCCTGATCCTAGACAGTTGGAAATGTTCGCATGATAAGCCTAACAACTCTATCTCCCTTTGAAGTAGAAATAGAAAGGGAGGTGCGGAAATTTTACAAGGAGACGGGACCCGTGACGTTTACATGGTACTGCTTGTCACCGTGGGCCAAGTCTCATTGGGTAAAAAAATTCTGGAAAAGGAAAGGCATACCAGAAAATGTGGAAAGCGTCGATACCTCTGTCTGATGTTCTGAGAATGGTTGATTTAATAAAACAAATCAACATAGAAAAGTGTGGACAAGAAGAATACAGAGAGATAGTATCCTTCATCCTGACCTCAACAGTAACAGAAAAGGACTAACACCGTGAACATCTTCTACCTACACCCTGACCCCCTGACAGCCGCTGAGATGCACTGTGATAAGCACTGCGTCAAGATGATACTGGAGACAGCACAGATGCTGTGCACTGCTCACAGAGCCATTGACGGTGACGAGCAGGCAGACAAGCTAGGCATGTACAAGACTGCTCACCTCAACCACCCCTCCACCAAGTGGGTCAGAGCATCACTCCTACAGTACGAGTGGACCTATCACCTGTTCAAATTCCTCTGCTCTGAGTACACGCATAGGTTTAACAAGGTGCACAAGACAGATGCCAAGCTACGGAAGGTACTGAAGACACCTCCTAGTCTTATGACCAAGATGGCCAAGTGGTCATCCACCTACGGAAACAAGTACACCCAGCCACCGCAGTGTATGCCTGATCAGTACAAGGTACTAGATGATGCGGTCCAAGCCTATCGTAACTACTACATAGGGGAGAAGGCGTACTTTGCCAAGTGGGCCTACACACGTACACCAGAATGGTGGACCACTCATTGAAAATAATCTTGGCACTTCTTGTGCTTGCACCTGTGCTCTCCGGGTGCGCTGGTATAATGGCTGGCGCAACCGTGGGTAGTACTGTGATTGACAGGTACGAGAAGCACCAGCTTCAAAAAAGAATTGAAGAACTTGAAAAAACACTTGACGAGGAGAAAAAATGATGATAGTAGCTACGCTACAGGGGGTGACTAGTGAAAGATGATTATGATTATCACCCAGATGAACACCCCATAAGAGAGTTCTTGTGTATGGCAATATCACCAATAGGATGGGTTATCTTTGTCTTCCTTTTACTCTTGATCTAAGGAATAAAGAATGATAGAAGAAACAAACCAAGAAGAAGCACTAGTGACACACCAAGCGTGTCCCTGTGGTAACAGTTCAGATGCCTTTGCACTTTACCCTGACGGACACGGTTACTGCTTCTCTCACGCTTGTAAGAATGAGAAGAAGAGATACTCTAAACAAGAACTACCAGAGGAGATGCAAAGTATGCTAGATCAGTACGGAGTTACTGAAGGAACAGAACAAGAAGAAAGCACAGAGGAATTGTTTTCTTCTGTCTCTCTTAGCAAAGGGACCTTTGAAGATATCAGGAATAGAAAGATTAGCAAGGAGACTTGCAAGCTCTTCAACGTCACGCTGAACATGAAGGACGGGAAGGAGACCAACCACTACTACCCCTACTACAATGACACGGGTGAGCACATTGCCAACAAGGTCAGAGGGAGGGGCAAGTCTTTCATCTGGGAGGGCAGCGGGAAGACAGCTATGCTGTTTGGTCAGCATGTCTTTGGCTCTTCCACTGCCAAGGCAGTCACCGTGGTGGAGGGTGAGCTAGATGCGCTGGCCACCTATCAACTGCTAGGCTCTCGCTACCCTGTTGTCTCCATCAAGAACGGTGCAGGCAATGCCCTCAAGGATTGCAAGAACAGTTACAACTTTCTCAACTCCTTCAAGGAGATCGTCATCTGTTTTGACCGTGACGAAAGCGGTACGCAGGCAGCTAACCAGATATCCAAGCTCTTCCCCAACAAGAGCAAGGTGGTGACACTGGACGAGGGCAAGGACCCGTGTGACTACCTGATTGAGAACCGCTCCGCTGACTTTACCCGGCGCTGGTTTGCAGCAGAGCGGTACACGCCTGCCAACATTGTCAGGGGCGAGGACCTGCTGGACCGACTGCTTAACCAACCCACACCTGACAGCCTTGCGCTCCCATGGGATGGACTACAGGACCTGACCTATGGCATTCGTAAGGGAGAGATGTGGACCATCACCTCTGGCTCTGGCATGGGCAAGACACAGGTGCTCAGAGAACTGAGCTACCACATACAACAGCACACAGAGGACAACATAGGCCTGCTCTTC